TTTACTTTATCAACAGTATCAATTTTTTTGTGTTTTGATGCCAAATCCTTTCCATTGACAAGGATTCTATATTCATTATGAAAGTTACCGTCTTTCATAAAATACTTACTCAGCTTTTTGCCACTTATTTTATTGACAGCCTGAAGAGCCTCTTTAACCGAGCGTACAGACAAATTATATTCTTGACCCACATGCTCGCCAAGTTCTCCATGAAATTTTATTTTTGTAAGTTTTTTCATAATAAACTTTCGTGTCTTAAAAATTTGATTTCTCCATTACTTTTTTCTTTTAATTCCGCCATCGAACAAATCGCAGAAATACCATTTCTTATATAATCTAAAACTTTATCTTCTCCTAAATAAATGGATATGTGGCAAAAGCCTTTAGCAAAATTGTACGAATTAGATAGTATTATATCATGCTTTCTTGGTTCGCTCGCTTCGACAAAATTTCTATTTAAGTAAAAATCAACCAAAGCCATCGCGTCTTCATTTTGCCAGTAATCTTTACACTTTTTGATAAAAGCTTTATTAAATCTATGAAATCTAAATGGATGATTCATAGTTGGAAAATCTATATTCAATTCTTTTTTATAATAATCTTGTGTCAGAGAAGAGCAATCGATTATGCCGGGAACCAATACTCTACCAGTGTAAGCCAGTTCTTTTTGCGGATAAAAGCACTTGAATTCGTCAGTCAAAACATTGTATAATACATACTTTGTTTGAGTTTTTGTGGAAACTTGTTCATCAGCATCTGAAAAAGTAGCATATTCGTCTTTACAATGAGAATGAAAAACAAATTCGACTTGGCCTTTATATTTTTCTGACTCTGATTGTTGGATTGCAAAGAAATTTATTTTATCAGAAGATTTATTTTCGCAAAAAATAACTTGACCATTTTTAAGACCAAGACCGCAAGCTTCTTCTGGATACTTTTCTAAGCAGTATTTCTTTATAATCTCTTTTTGGCTTTCATTTAAATGCGATTCTATTTTTTCTGAATCACCCAAATCAAAAGAGTCTTCTGATTCATCCGCCCTTATGATTTTAAATTTTTCATTTTTACCACTGAAAATGATAAGTGGCATTTGATAATTCTTTTGATTAAACTTATCAGATAAAGATGCTTGAGAAAATCCATTGGGGTGCGAGTGATAAACAGCCCAAGCTCCAAGATCTTTAGCTTTCAAATAATCAACTGGCGAGATTGTAAAATTAGAAATTTTATCTTTTGATAAATTGTCGCATCTTAAGATGGAATCTGGCAATACAAATCCGCAGCATTCTTCTGGTGAAACTTGATCTGAATGCTGTTTTATTTCTTGCTTTTGTTTGTTAGATAAAATCATGCCTTATTAACCGCTGGAAAACCTCCGTATGGTAGAACGCCTTGCCATCTCAGCTTGCAACCTTGGACACTTTTTGAGCATTGGTCTGCTATCCAGTAATTTGTATTTGGTGGAGCATTATCTAGATCTGGCTTATGTTCTACCTTGCATACAAAATGATATTCTATTCCGTTTTTTACTACATATACCATATCTCCAACTATATAATTTGAGTCTTTTTTTGCATTCCATTCGCTTGGTGTTCCATGCAAAGAGCTAAGTCTTAACGCTCCATTTTCATTGTTTGCTGATTCATCAAATATTCTCTCATTTAAATAAGTTGCAACAGGGATATAATCTTTATTTCTAGTAACTAAATTTCCATAGCTTGTTGTTCCATGAGTTTCTAAAGACAAATTATTTGTATAGCAGCACCCTTCTCCTCTGTAATTCCATTGGCATCTATCTTGAATAACAAGTCTTTTTGGCACACCGAAATTTTCTAAGTCAATAGAACTGCTCATTTCAAAAGAAAGAGTTTGATTTGACTCACTAGTTTTTCTATCGATATAATAAATATCGTAATTTAATATAGCATGTGGATCTGGGTCATGGTTTTTAATTAAAGAAATGAAGTATGCGCTGTTTTTTCCAAGTGGATCTGCTCCATCAATAAATTTTGCAAAAGTTCTTATTCGTGTAAATTTTGCTCCAGTTAAATCTCCTATTTGAGCTAAAACTGTTTTCAATTTAGAAAGCGCGTCTACTCCATTTGGCTTCACAGCAATCGACAAAGTGGGCCTTGGTAATGTGCCTTTTGTAGCCATTTCAAAGCCTTCTACAGCTATAGGGGCAGCGATATACTCTTTATCATTAAAAAAAAGACTTCTTGTGGTCAATGAGACTGAATTATGAAACCTAAATATTCTATCATTTTCATTGTCAGGAGTCGAAGACCTAATTCCTAGATCAAATTGAATGCTTGATGTATCTATTTCAAAGAAATCAATTACAGCAGACGGATCAATAGAATTAGCCTCTTTAGCAACTTTTTGAATGCTGCTTCTCGCTTCTGCCGATGTCATTGAATAGTCAGCCATTTTATACTGGTACTTCCATAAATTCTGCGTTTATGGAAATATTATTGTAAAATTGAGAGGTTTGAGTCCAGTTCATACACATGAATAATCTCATTGTTGCGTATGGTTCAGGAGGCGTAAATAAAAATGCTTCTGTTCCATTTCTGGCGTTTAAGAAGTGTAAGATAGCTTTGGCTTCTTGTGCTGATCTATTTTCAAAAGAAAATGTTCCTTGCAAAAGAATATTGTTTACTGATTCTGGGATTCTTTGTTGGTATCCCTCGCCAAATTGCGTTATTTTAGTTCTTGGCTGATTCTGTATGCTTGCTCCATAAGATGGAATAAAGAAGAAATGCGGCCTTGTGGCGTCGGTTGTGTCAGGATTTGTTATAACGGTACCGAATGGATCGGCTGTGTATCCGCCAAAATTGCTGGTGTCGAAAGAAGCAGATGAATTGTCTCTCGTAGCGTAATATATCTTATTCCCATTACTAACAATATCATACTTTCTATAAGATGTATCTGCTTCCCACTCTGGAACCGGACTATATATAGATAATGCCATAACCTTTTACCTTGTTATATTTTACACGTTTTTTTTATAAAATACAAGTGTAATTTTAAAAGATGGCTTTGTATAAACTAACAAGAGAAGACCAGCACTTTTTTATAAATACTGGAGAAGTGTTTGGGGTGCAGAGTGTTTCTGCGGATTTTAGCAACCCAGTTCAAACGCTAGAGTTCATAGGAATGGACAATGGGTCTTTCATTCCCGCTGGACCGCGTAATGGGTCTTTTACAGTATCTCAGTTCTTGATTACTGATGAAAGCTTTCTTCAATATACTGGAGAAAGTGCTTTTAGCGGGTATTTGATAAAATCTAGAGATGATTTCACTCAGAATTTCGGATTCAAATCTGGATATATGACCAGCTATAGGGTAAGCTGTGCGATAGGGGGCATACCAGAAATTTCAGTAGGAATAGAGGCTTTTGATAAAGTTGGGAATATTCCAACTGGAGAAATTCCTATAGACATAAAAAACGCATCGTCATCTTTTGATTTAAAAGTTGCTGACCCCGGTTCTGTTGAATTGAGTTTGAACGAATTTAATACGAATAGATGCTCTTCTTTCGAAATTAACATAGATTGCCCTAGGGAGCCCTATTATGTGCTTGGGCAATATCAACCAAAAGAAGTTATCTCTAGATACCCTTTTCCAGTATCAATAGATTTTACGCTTGAGGTAGACGATTATTCTGGACAAAATAACTTTGATTACCCTTGCTCAAAACAAGTAGAGGATTTAACTATAACACTAAAAGATTTGGAAACTCAACAAAATCTAGTGTCATACTCTTTTGCGAATATGACAAAAGTGTCCGAATCTATCTCAAGTGAGACTACGACAAATGTGTCTGTCAAATTAGCTTATAGAGGATATATTTCAAGATAATCACTTTTTAGCTTTAAGCTTCTTGATAATTTCCACTTGCCAAACAGGAGAAATTTCTTCTACGCACGTTATATTCTCAGCATTTTTAAAATTAGCTTTGACTAATTTGTCTTTTACTTGCTCAAATGTAACGCCTTTTTGTTCCATGAGTTTTTTAAGCGTTTCAGCTTTATCAATTTCTATGCAACTTTGAGACTCTTCTGTATAAGTTTCTTGTCCTTTTACTTCGCCAAGCTCAATATCAGAAACGATATTGATTCGCAGAAAGCCTCTAACTGCTCTAGAGAAAGCTCTATTTTCTGCTATGGCGGCAAGAAAGTTTTTCGCGAAACTTCTTGTGTTCCCAAGATGCGCATCTGCAACAGATGCAAATGTGACGTTATTATTAACTGAAGTTTCGAAATTTGGAAGCCAGTCAATCTGGCAACTTATCGCTACATATTCTTGATTTGCGCTTACAATATTGTAATTTACATTAGCGAATCCTCGCCATTGAGCAAGCTCCTTTAAGCCACCAAGCATGATGCACAAGTCTTTATCTTGAAGATCTGTTACTGGGGTGTTTCGTTTGCAGATGCCTTTGTCAACGCTTGATGGATTTGGGTAAAGCCACTTATTATCAAGCATAGCTCGCCAATCAATAAGCCCTTGTTCATCAAATTTATATTCTAGACCATCAACAAGTCCATCAGCATTTCTTTTAAACATAAAGGTATTTTTGTTTATATTTTTATTTTGTCAAGAAAAAAAATGGCCCCAGCCGAAGCTGGGACCAAGGGTTCCCCACCTACCTATGAACGTATGGCTAGAAAGTGAAATTTATTCCAACAGTTGTAGCTACCTCTTGATCAAGTGTATTGATAGAGTTCGAAAGCTTATTGTCGAGGATGGAGACGCTCACGAATGGAGTAAGATTCGACGTAAGCTTGTACCCAAGCTTCGCGGAGCCTACCCAGAATTCACTTCCAAAAGTAGGAATACCATATTCAAACTTTGGAGTCAATACAAACTTTTTATACGAAAAGTCCGTTGTTAAGCCAACTGCTGCGCCTTTATTGTCATAAGACAATGTATTAAAATAGCGAACATATGGTGTGATATACTTGTTCTTCAAGCTGATTCCGGCAGCAAACTCGCTGTTATCAACAATTGATGTAGAGTCAAACTCTCTACGAGTATAAGATGCGCTTACGGTTGGGGCTACAATCTTATCCTTGAGAAAGGATTTTTCAAGACCAATTCCAAATACAGCTTGCGACTCTGAACCCTTCGGCAAGTACGTAGCTGAAAGAGTTGGGGTAACAAAATCATTTTTAGCAGCAATGCTTGCAGAAAAATAAGATGAATTACCGATATAAGCAAGGCCGTTGGCTTGGTTTAGTGTTGTATAACCGGCCTCCAAACTGACTTCTGATTGAACCGCCTTCTTGTTAACGCCATCTGCCGCATTAGCGAGTGTAGCGGCTAGGCCCAGCATTGTGATTACGATTAATTTTCGCATTCCTATATATTACCCGCGCTTTCAGAAAAGTCAAATTATTTTTCTGAGATATAGAATTCTTCCTTTTTTGCTCTTTTAAGTTTTCTTACGTATTTTTCGGCTTTTTCGAAGCCTTCTTCTGTATGGTCGAATACCCCATACTGATAATTTTTCTCTTTCGATCTAATATAATAAAATTTTTGTTTTTTTCTAGGCATCTTTTTCTAATCTTTCTAGTTCTTTAAGTTCATTCTCTATTAAACGAATCAATTCTTTGCCTTCTTTTTCTAGTTCCACGATATCTTTTTTCGTAAAAGCCTTTTGTTTTTTTTCATTAAAAAGCTTTACTCTTTTTTCAATCCAAGAAGCTTGGCGACTGCTTAATTCAAGCTTTTCTTCGAAATTACTGTTCACTTTGAATTTCTTGTAAAAGTTTTTTAAGTGTTTTCAAATGGAAAACAAAGAAGCTTTCTCCGACAGCTTGTCTGGCCTTGCCATTGGCGATCATCTCTTTTTTGTATTCCTCATCTTTTTCTATAGCAGACTTGAGAATATCATCAGCTAGAACTAGTGCGTTTTCTATTTTAGATCTCATTTACTATATTTTATCAGCAAACGACTTTTTTATCAAAAAAATGCTCCAGTCCTTATGTTTTATGGGTATTTCTGTAATTAAAGGCATTAATGGTGGCTCTTCAGGCTCTTTTATTAGTTTTAATCCAACTTCTTCATTTGTCCTATTTCCTTTGCGAAAGTTTATTTTCTTATCGCAAAAAACTAAATTACTCCAAGAATTCGTGCCGCCTCTTGATTTTGGCAAAACATGGTCAACAGAACCTTCTTCTGGATCAAGTTTTCTGCCAGAATACTGGCAAATACCGTTGTCTCTTTCTCGTATGTTTTTTAGTGTCAGCGGCGTCCTTTTGTATAATGTTTTAGAAAAGTTTAATGCTATAATAACAGTTGGAATTCTTATGTCTTTTGTTACTGAACTAATGAAATAATCATTATGCCTTATCTGTAAATTTTCCCATTGATTCCATGCCAATGGATCTATGCTGAAAACTTCGTTGTCTTTGTATTCTATGTTTAATGCTTTAAATTTTCCTGAATAAAGCCCAGATATGGCATCTATTGTGTTTTTATAACCTATTGGTTGCCAAGAGGAATTCAAAACAAGAGAAAAACATCTATTCGCTAAATCTGACATACTATTTAAAAATAACTGATATAATAAGTGTAAATTATATAAATGTCAAGGCCGGATTTAAGGTTAAAAAATGTTCCTACTATGCTTAATGCTACGTTAGTGGGGACAGGAGAACTTATTCCTAGAAGTGGAGACTATAGGGTGGTTGTCACAGATTTGTCTTATAAAGGACAAAGGCCGCTATTCTTAAGACAATATCCAGAAAATGGCAATCTAACAACAGGCGTTGCTGGTGATCATTTTTTAATGATGCCGATTGAAGGATCCGCTAATTTTAAAACTCCATTGATTTCTCAAGCTGGTGTAGCCATTTACAATGCTACAGAATCAGCGCAAATAGTTGGATCTGCAAATCCAGAAAAAGTATTAGTAAGCGCAAACTATTATTATTTTAGGCAATCGACTAGTTATTTCGATAATAGTCTTAGATTCAGATGCAGGTTAAATGCCTCATCCGCAAGTGAAACAAAGCAGTCGATGTTGACGAAGAATATGATAACAACAGTATCGCTTGAATTGGGCGGTGCAACAAAGATATTTTCAATCAGGGGAAGAGGTACCGTAGAGAGAACATACTATCATGGGCAAGATGGTGTAGATTTACTACAAGATAGCCCTGAAGCTCACGCCTATACTGTCACCGCTGGAAATAATAGTTACCAAAGCAGAGTATCTTTCGGGGGCAATAATCTTCCTGTTGATAAGCAGGAAACGTATCCAAACAGTGAACCGGGAGTATCAATTGCAACTGTTAGATATAGTATGGACCCAACTCCACTCGCATACAGCCAATCAGAGCAGACGTATGGATTTTCTCTGTACAAAGATGACTTACAATATGGTGTACAGTATAGCGTTGGTGAAATTTATATGGAGATAACAGTGCTAGCTGAAGAAGCTCCAACATAAAGTGTAATATTTTATATGGCAACGAATAGAGATTTAAGGCTTAGTGTTGTTCCCGGTTTTACTTCATATAAAGCCGGAACAGGAATATTGGTTTCCGCTTCAGAAAATGAGGCGGTTGTGATTTCTGATATTATAGCCAGCACAACTGGGGAATTAAGAAAGAATGACAGTAATGGAGATGTTATAATAACAATAGCTGCTGCTGGTCATAGTAATTTAGTTTCGCCAATTAAAGTTACTGCTGGAGATTCAGTATACAATGCTAACAATAGCATGAATATCACAATTAACTATTGGAAAGATAGAGCTTGATGTTCCAGTTAGATCCAAAATTAAATAATAATGGTGTAGATGGCAAGACTCAGAATGCGTACGCTAAAAATGATGGGCTGTTTTTGACTTGTGCTGATAATGAGGCTATCGTTATTACAGACTTAATGTCCAGAAGAACTGGTCAGCTTAGAGAGGATACTGCGCTTGGAGATGTGATTATCACAATAACTGAGTCTGGTATATCAAACTTTACTACTCCAATTATGGTTTCTGCTGGATCTGCAATTTATAATTGGACTTCAGATGACCCATCTTTAATTCAAAATCAGGTTTCTATAAACTACTATAAAGTAAGAGTTTAGGCTCCTGTGCTTCCGAAGCCTCCTGTGCCTCTGTCTGATTGGTCTAGAAAATCTTCTACTTCTGCAAATTCTGCATCAAAACACTGTTCGATGATAAGTTGAGCAATTCTATCACCGTTCTGAATATCGACTGACTTGTCACCAAAGTTGATCAAGATAACTCCAATCTCATTTCTATAGCCACTATCGATAACGCCAGCTAGTACATCGATACCATGCTTATAAGCTAACCCGCTACGTGGAGCGATTCTTCCATAATATCCCTCTGGAATCGCAACTCCGATTCCAGTTTTAATGAGTTTCCTTTCATGCGGAAAGAGAGAGTGACTTCCAATTGAATGCAAATCATATCCAGCGTCAGTGTCATGCGCTCTAGACGGAATAATGGCTTGTGGGCTGAATTTCTTTATTTGAATCATGTCTAAATATACGATTACAAAATCTAAAAGTCAAATAAAAAAGTGGCCCAATAGGGCCACTTTCGTTTTTTTTGTGTCACATGTGGATCATTTTGTCACACTTAATCAATGTTAATTCGTCTAGGTTTTTGCGACTCCAGTTTGGGTGCGGTTATTGTTGCGACTCCATTTTTGAGAGATACTCTAATTTTTGAAACATCTGTTCCTTCTGGAAGCAAATATTGCTTGTTTACTTCTTTATTGTAGAACTCGCTTTGGATTGTTCCTTTCACTGTGATAATGTCGTTGTTTACTGAGATTTTTGCATCTTTTTTATCTAATCCGGGGATAGTTAAAATTAATACGTTATCTCCATTTTTTGATTCTGTCCAATAAGCTGAACTCAAATCAAAAGATTTTACGTTGTCTTCGAACAATTGATCCATTACTTTGGTCAACGGAAGCCTACTTGTGTTTAGTGTTATAGTGTTAAGCATACTCATGTATTATAGCAAGTTTCGTGCCAGAATGTGTTCAATATTAAAAAAATAAAAATTTACAATATTTGCTATCGCTTTCCACTTATTTGCTGGAGTGTATCCAGAATTTACAGATTTAACCAGAGTGCATAGTCTAACTGATTCTAGGTTCAATTTGATTTTCAGTATCTTTTTCATGGCTTGATCCCAATCTTCCTCATCAGAGGAAAAAGTTGGAAACAAAAAAGCGGGGTATCCGATTTCTTTAACTAGAAAAGAGTTGATTAATTTTTGATCTCCTCTTTTTATTAGATCTTTTTCAAACTCAAAAAGGTTATTTTTTGATTTTATCTTTGTTAACTTTTCTTTCAATTCGTTGTAGACGCTCAAGCCATGTTCTTTTATGAAAATAGACTTATTTGGATTATCGCAACAGAAATAATCTAAATCAATGTCTATAACTATGTTTTCTTCGTTTGATAAATCAATAGACTCTGGATTTTCTGTTACATGCAGGTCAACTTCAAAAGTGTTAAGTAATGAATTTTCATCACGTACTTCTTTGCAATAATAAAGTAAAGAACTTGTACACCCAATGGTCCTTGTGTCTTCAACGTAGCCACATAAGAATTTTTCTTTACATTCCGGCATTTCTATTGACTGAGCAGGTTTAAGCCATATTATTTTTTTAATAATCCCAAATTTAAAGGCTTCAATAATGAAATTTCCAATGTTAATTTGCTCGCCTTCTTTTTTAAAAGAAAGGTCAGAATGAGAGTCAATATGCAGCACGGTTAGTGGACCTGATTGTTTAAATTTTTCTAGCCATAACGGTAACACGTAATGGTGTTCCTCTAGAGTTTTCGTGTCCATAAAAATAAAAAGTTTGCGCTTGTTTGGTAAGATAAAGTCATTTTTAAAAACTGTCAAACAAGGATTTGAACAGAATTTAGTGGACGGCTATCCACCTGTTGCGACTACCAGCTTTATTTTTTGATAGGATAGATGACGTTTGAAAAATTTTATTTTTCTGCTTGACAATTTCAAAACTAGCATATATATATAATTTGTACATCATATTTGTACAAATAAGAAATATATATTTTATACATATTATATTTATATATACATATATATATAGAAATAGTTAATATTATTATGGAACCTTTGTTTATAGGAATTAGCGGCGTAGCTAGATCTGGGAAAGATACATTAGCTAGGCTTCTGAAAAGCGAGCTAGAATCGCTAGGCAAGGAATGCGTTATAGTGAATTTAGCTAAACCATTGAAAAGTGAGCTTGATGATTTTTGCTACTCTAATTTCGGCATCTCAGCTTTTACCGACAACACTGATGATAAAAAGGTTATCAGAGACTTGCTTGTAGGATATGGATCAGCCAAGAGAAAGTTGACGCAAGGCAGATATTTTACTGAAAAAGCAGATAAAGAGCTTTTGGACTCTAAAGCGGACGTTATAATAGTTTCAGATGTAAGATATGATGAATACGAAAAAGACGAGCTTTACTGGATAAGCCAAGAGCATAATGGCTTATTGATTCATGTTTCTAGATTTATTTACGACACAATACAAGAAGAAGATAACGGCGACTGGACTGGGCTAAACGGTAGAACTTTTGTGAAACCAGCTAACCAACATGAAGAAGCAAATGATCCTAAGATAGCGGACAAAGCTAATTATAAATTGTGTTGGCCTACATTCGAAAAAAATTCAGATTCAATGTGTTTAGAACACGTTGAGAAAATAGTTCAGTGGTTGATAGACACAAAGAGGGTATCCGTAAATAAGTAACTATGATTGCAAACGGATTATCAATCGAAGAATTTTTAGAAAATGAGTTAAAAGATAATGATGGTAGAGTTTTTATACCGCATTTGTTTAAAACAAATACCGTTCCTTTTACAAAAGAAAGCTTTGAAGATGCAGATATTCCGATTGGCGTATTTGAAAAGTACAACTCGTTTGTATTTTCAATTTCTGAGCCAACAGCGTGGTCATCACTTTGCGTGACAGAATTTATCTTGAGTAACAACCGACTAGTTTTAGATTTTGAAGCTTTTTCAGACTCTGAAGATTCAGTAGAATGCGTGTCAAAATCTATATCTTATATGAATAGAGGAATGCTTTCTGTGACTCCAAAGCATCATGAAATGAACATTGCTACGTATGCTGAAGTAGCGTTCGATATGAAAGATTTTTTAAACTTAATAACACAATGGAAGACAGAGAACTTGTAGAAAATATTAAAATTCACGCTTGTTCAGATTCTTTTGTAGAATTAAGAGAAAGGCACTCTGGCATTTGTTACGATACTTTTTCTAAGTATTCAAAAGTTATGTCAGATATGGGGTACGAAAAGGCTGACATAAATACCGATAAAGATATAGTTATTTTTAAGGCTGCAAAATCATTTGAGCCAAACAAAGGAGTAAAGTTCGGAACTTGGTTATGCAATCAGATGAGGTATTTCTGTTTAAACTATATTAATAAAAATAAAAAATTTCAAACAGCGGAATTAACTAAAGAACAGCAGTCGCCAAGCTTTTTAGCGAACTTTCAAGCGGAAGAAAGAGCGAAGAAGGTCATGAGGAAAATAAAGCAGATGGAAGACCCTAGGGTTTTTAAAGTTTTTCAAATGAGATATTTCAATTCCAAACCATCTGAAAAAAAATGGAAAAACATAGCAGAATCACTCGGAGTAAGTAATCAAACAGCCTTGAATATTCACAAGCGAGGAATAGATTTTTTGAAAAAAAACTTGACAGAAATAGAATAGCTCAAATAATATAACAAATGAACGAAGAAAAAAATACTCCACAAAACGATTGGCAAAAAAGAGAAGTTGGCGCACTTTGGAAAAAGAAGTCTGCCACTCAGTCTTATTTGGCGGGTCATGTAAACATTGGTGATTCAAAAGTAAAGATCGTCATCTTTACTAATAGATTCAAGGATACGGATGCAAAGCCAGATTATCGAATCTATCTTGCCAAAGAAGCAGGACAAGATAACACTGCTACTGCTAATAATACGACAGCAAATAACTCGACAGCTAGTTATTCGAAAAAGCAAATCGATAATCCGGACGAAGAAATCCTAGCTTAATTATGTTTGAGTCGTTCCAATTGCCAATAAATTCAGTTAGCTTTGGACAAGTATCTACGGCCCTGCTTCGTAAAGTCTACGAGGCAGGGCTTTCTCCTAATATTTTTACAATCGGACAAGTAGATTTATCTTCTCAAAAGCAGGACAAAGATTTTGTTGCTTGGGTGCAAGCTTGTGTAGATAAGGCTGGCAAAAAACATTCCAGAGATATTCCGATTTTTAAGTTGTGGCATATCGCACAGTCTTTAGAATCTTTTAGTAAAGACCAAGCTCTGTTTACTTTTTATGAATTAGATCAGCCGACAGAACTGGAGCTTAATGTTTTAAATAACAACACAAGAGTTTGCGTATCATCAAACTATACAAAGCAGGTTTTTGAGACTTTTGGAGTTAAGAACGTTTCCTACATTCCACTTTTCTTTGATAGTAGAAATTTCAGTAAGACAAACAGAGAGTATCATCCAGAAAGAATAGTTTTTAATATCGCTGGTAAATTCGAACATAGAAAACATCACGTTAAAGCTATCAGGCTTTGGCTTAATAAATATGGAAATAATAAAGACTATTTCCTTCAATGCGCTATTTATAATCCTCATCTGAAACCGGAAGACAACAAGAAAATTACTGCTGAAATAACTCAAGGAAAACAATTTTTCAATATAAATTTCCTTGCCAGAATGCAGCAAAACGAAGTTTATAATGATTTTTTAAATTCTGGAGACATTATCATAGGAGCTTCTGGCGCAGAAGGTTGGGGCTTGCCAGAGTTTCAAAGTGTATGTCTAGGTAAACATGCTGTTATTATGAATGCTCATTCGTATAAAGATTGGGCTACAAATGACAATGCTTGTCTGTTTGAGCCAAATAGTAAGATTCCAGCTTATGATAACATCTTTTTTAGAAAGGGTCAAGAAATCAATCAAGGGAATATTTTTGATTTCGATCATGATCACTTTATTGACGCTTGCGAGAGAGCAGTTCAAAGAGTTAAGAGTAAAAAAGAAAATACGAAAGGCTTAGAACTTCAAGAAAAATTTTCTTTAGATCTTTTTTATGAAAACGTAAAATCTTTGTATGCCTCTTTATAGTTATAAGCATCCCAAAAAAGAAGAATACATCGAAATCGTTCAGACAATGAACGAGGATCACATTTACGTGGATAAAAATGGGATTGAGTGGGAGAGAGTGTTTCTTATTCCAAATGCGGCTATTAGCTCTAAAATAGATGGCTCTCAAGAAAATTTTAATTCATACTTCGATAATAAAAAAGGTACGCTAGGCGATGCTTTTGATGCATCTAAAGAAGCCGCATCAAAAAGAGAAAAGATATACGGTCATGACCCTGTTCAAAAAAAATTCTTCAAAGAGTATTCAGAAAAGAGGAAAGGTCTAAAGCATATAAAAGATAGAGGCGATACACAAAATTTCACAATCTAAATTTTTTTCCGTTAGTCAGAAGATAAAAATTGACTTACCTGAAAATTCATTGTATATACAATGTATGTCTGAACATAAGATTATTTCTGATGAATTCTGTAAGAGCTACTCCACTAAACAGCCTAATTGGGGCTTTAATGGATTAGGATACATTGTCTATAAGAGAACGTATGCTCGTCTTAAAGAAAATGGCGAGACAGAAGAGTGGCACGAAACAATTCAAAGATGCATCAACGGCGCACAAAAACTTGGCGCACAGTATTCTCAAAAAGAAGCTGAGAGACTGTTTGATCTAGTGTTCAACTTGAAGTGCAACTTCGCTGGGCGTATGCTTTGGCAACTTGGCACTCCTACGGTTGACCGTTTTGGAGCAAACTCTTTGCTTAACTGCTGGTTCACTACAATGAACCATCCCAAATCATTCAAATTCTTGTTTGAAAATTTGATGCTTGGCGGCGGCGTTGGATTTTCTGTTCGTAGGGAAGATATTCATGAGCTTCCAAGAATCTTGAAAGGTGTAAATATATTTCATCATGAGATAGAAGGAAAGGCTACTAAAGATGCTGATTTTATTGTACCAGACTCTAGAGAAGGTTGGATTGAGTTGCTTGGAAAAGTTCTTGATTCTTATTTTGTTACTAGCAAAAGTTTCTCTTACTCTACTATTTTGGTTCGTGGTGCTGGCGAGCTTATTCGCGGTTTCGGTGGCTCGGCTTCTGGGCCTTCGATTTTGATTGATGGCATCACTAAAATCTGTAGCGTCTTCAAAAGTAGAGAAGGTAAGAAACTCAGATCTATCGATGTCCTTGACATCAATAATATTATTGGAAGTATTGTTGTTGCTGGCAATGTCCGTCGTTCTGCTGAAATTGCCATTGGAGATCCTGATGATTTCCTTTTTCTAAGAGCTAAACGGTGGGATCTTGGCGGCGTTCCAAACTACCGCGCCATGTCCAATAATACCATCTACTGTGACAGCTATGAGCATACTTCAGACGCTCTTTGGGAAGGTTATAATGGTAACGGCGAACCTTACGGTCTATTTAATCTTCCTCTCTCTGAAAAATATGGTCGTCTTTCTGACGGCTTGATGAAGAAATCTGATCTTTATCCAGAAAATAAAGATAATGCAGTCGGAACAAATCCTTGCGGCGAGATTTCACTTGGTAATTTTGAGTGTTGTAACCTTAGTGAATTGTATCTTAATAATATAGAGACAAAAGAAGAAGCTCTTGAGTGTGCCATCTTGCTGAATAAGACTCAAAAAGCTATTTGTGCTTTGCCATTCATTCATCAAGAGACTAATGAAATCGTACATAAGAATATGCGTATCGGCCTTGGCGTCACTGGAGTTTGCCAGAGCATGGATAAAGTTGGCTGGCTCGACTTTATTTATAGAGGTCTACGTAAATTTGATAAAGAAAATAGCAAGCAAAGAGGCTGGAATCCGTCAATTAAGTTGACTACAGTGAAGCCTAGCGGCACATTGAGTATCCTAGCTGGTGCAACCCCCGGCGTTCATCCTGCTTTTTCTAAGTTCTTTATTCGTAGAATTAGAATGGCCGCTAACGATTCTCTTGTCAAGACTTGTAGAGATCTTGGCTATCATACAGAGTTTGCTAAAAACTTTGATGGAACAGAAAATCACGACACAATTGTTGTTGAGTTTCCATGCAAGTTTGAGAATGCGCTTCTTGCAAAAGATACTACCGCAGTCAAGCAACTTGAGCTTGTAAAAGAGCTTCAGGCAAATTGGTCCGATAACGCTGTATCTTGTACTGTATACTATAAAAAGGAAGAGTTACAGGAAATCAAAGACTGGCTGAAAGCAAATTACAAAGACAATATCAAGAGCGTAAGCTTTTTGCTTCATAGCGATCATGGATTCGTTCAGGCTCCATATGAAGAAATTGATGAAGCTAACTACGAAAGACTTTGTAAAAAAGTCAAGCCTCTTCAAAAAATATCAACATCAAATGATATGATTGATGGCATCGAATGTGATGGTGGAGTTTGTCCTATCAGGTAAAGCAAATTAATTCGCAAAGCCTCTCGTTACACCCAACGAGAGGCTTTTTATTTTTTATTGTTTCATACGCAATCTCTTATAATAGTATAGTGTAATTACATATGACTGAAAGCTATATGGAGTATCACTGCACAGCGCAGGTACACTCAACTCATATCCGAGTAGGATTTTTGCTAGTAGGTTATTAAAAAATTAGTGTAATAACTAATATGCGGTTTATAAAAGTAGAAATAGATATAAGCGACGAAGCGGGATCTGAACAAGAACTCTCCGCTAGCGAGCTTTTAGTGCCAGAAGATTCTGAATACTTGGACTTTGGAGAAATTTCAGAAGATTACGAAATAGTAGCCGCAGAAACAAAAAAGAAGGTCAAGCTAAACAAGCCATTTAGAACGCCAAATGGACCAAAAAAATTCTCTGTTTATGTTAAAAACGAGAAAGGTAATATTGTAAAGGTAAACTTTGGCGATCCAAATATGGATATCAAAAGAGACGATCCAGCCAGAAGACGTAATTTTCGCGCCAGACATCAATGTGATAAAAATCCCGGTCCAAAATGGAAAGCTCGTTATTGGGCGTGTAAGACTTGGGAAGCTGGTAAATCTGTAACCGATAT